GCCCGTGCAGCTTGTTCTTCCGCGATGGCTGCAAGCACTTCATCATCCGACATATCCGGATACATATCGTTCAGCTTGCCGTCAACCACAGAAAAACGCTCACCAATTCCTGTGCCTTTTGGCAATTTGAAGCTGTAGTGCCCGTCACCTGGGACGCTGGTTTTTGCCACGAAGCGCCCATCGGCGTCAAAATGGATATAAATAGTCATGCAGTCACCCCATTCACTTGAACCTGTCTAGCGGAAGGATCTTATTGACGAACTGGCCCTGATACATTGCTCCATCATTGCGCTGCACATAGGCCCCATAGACAACCCGCTGTGATGTATCAGACCCGGTTTCAGGCAGAGTACTGAAACGAGGGTCGATAAACCAGAGCCACGCAGCTGCACCATCTTTGTTTTCGCCCCGGCAAATGGCAAAGCTGCTGCCACCTGTGGGAGCTATAGAGTGCGGACGTCCGGTATCAGCATACGAAAAACCGCGACATCCGATTGCTGAGTTGTTTACTGAATCCGTTGGCAGGAATCTGCCAACAGCGCCACTCAAATAGTAATAGTAGTGGGTGTATACGGCCATCACGCTATTGTCGTCAGACATCATGTGGCGCGTGCCATAATGCACCGAGGCGCCCAAGCCATAATGCGCACCGCTCGTGCCGCTTTGCACATATTGACTTAGCGTGACAGGGCCATCTACAGACAACACGGAATCAGTAATGCGGAACACACGCAACCCTTGCGCGTTTGATGTCGCGTTGCTGGTGTCCGTTACGACCACCCAAAGTGATCCATCGTCACACAAACACAATTTGTGCGCGTAGCGATCGTTTGCGTTATCTGTGTGCGTCAACCCGTTTAGGGTTAGATCAATGAAGCGGTAGCCAGACATTGCATCAATAAATGCCTGCCGCAGCTCGCCAAACGTCGTGTGGCCACGAACATGCTTGCCGATTGGGAATACGTGCAGTCGATAACTGCCACCAGACGTGCCAGTGCGCAGCAGTATCACATATACACCGATGCGCGCGTTGTAGCTGGCCATGCCAAAGTTGGTGGCGACTTGTCCAGACGCAGCCTGAAACCCCGACAACTCAGCAAGATTGACGCGCGGCAACATGTTATTGTTGATGTGCGCACCCCATGTGACCCCGAGCGGGTACACGCCAACCGTGGTATCGAGAGTTATAAGCTCAAATGTTTGATTTTCTGCCTCTGGCAAAATTACCGGGGTCGAGCGCGATAACACTTGCGCGCTATCGTTGCCGTCAATGTAGCCAAACTCGGTATAACTAGAATACCAGTTGTTGCATGTACCGGTCTGAGAAAATCCAGTGATACCCCAAAAACCGTCTTTGGGGCTCCAGCTCCTCGCATCTGTTCCAAGCGTCGCATTTGCCCCAATCCACATATTGTGGTTGGAAACTTCGTCAGAAGTTCTCCCCCAAGATCGTGAACGACCATTGACGGTCGCATTCATATGGGAGAACTCGATATAGTTGACAGTATCATTTGGGCCAAAAACGGTCCGAAACTGCGTTGCATGCCCGGCCTGCGTAATGTATTCCCACACAGGTCGGGCTGCATAGCCCTCGCGCTGCCAAATCGGCAAAGCCGTTGATGCCTTAGATGTCAAGACACGTCCCATCACGCCACCTCTTCAATGCCCCAAACGTTGAAACAAACGTCCGCCGTGCTGACCCGCACAAACACTTTCTGCCCGGCTGACAGCGCAATTGCAGTGCGCTCCAGCACATCGGAAGGAGACAACACAGCGTCGTACTCAATCCAGCCACTATCAGGCGGCGTCTCGCCAGTACCCACGGCCACGCGCACGCGCGCCTCGACCTGTCCCGTATTGCAGGCCGACAGGTTGATCGTTGCCGACCGCCCGGTCGGCGCGGTGTAGAGCGCCGCCGTCGCACCGGCAGCGGGTTTGAGGGTCGCAAGCAATCCCATAGATAGACTCCTTCAGGTGGTTACATCTGCGCGTAGAAAAACGCCCGCGCACCAAAGACAAGCTGCTGTGTCACGCTGCCAGCAGCAGCTGCCACATCGGCAAAGGCCGCTTCCTTGAAGGCGTTGACCTCGGCGATGACGGCGTCGCGGTTGGCGTTGGCAGTGTTGACCGCTGCATCGCGCGCGGCATTGACCGTGTTGACGGCGCTGACCTTGGTGGCGTCGATTTCGGCTTGCGCCGCATTGCGCGTCGCCACGATGTAGGTTTCCGCCGCCTCCTTGGTGGCGGTCACCGACGCCTCCGCCGCCTCCTTGGTGGCGGTGATGCTGGCAATCGTCTGCGACTCGACCGATGCAGCGTGCTCGGTGATCTCGGCGATCTTGATGTCGCCCATCTCCTCGACCTCGAGCACCGTCGCGCGCCCGCCAATGCGGTCGATCGCGGTGCCGAGATAGGCGAGCTCCTCCGGTGTGGCGGACTCGGCCGCCACGCCGATCTTGGTCTTGATGGCGCGCACTGCGTCGCGCAACAGGGGATCACGTGCCATGTGGGGCTCCTCGCTCAAAAGTCATACCCGTGCAGGGCGCGCAGACGCAGCCGATGCACATAGTCCTCGGTGGCCGCCTGCTCGGCGGCCAGGCCGTCGAGCGCGCCCGTCAAAAAGGCGCTTGTGTCCGAATGCCGCTGCTGCGCCTCGGTGATGTCCGCATCGATGCGGGTGATCGCCTCGCGCAGCCGGTGCACGTCATCCGATAGCAGGTTGTTGGGATGCGGCAGCGGGTAGCCGCGCGCCGTGGTCTCTGCTGGCATCGCCTACCTCCTGACTCAGACGATCACCGCGCGCAGATTGCGCACCAGTGCGCGGTGTGCTGCGCTGTTGCTGATCTCCAGCCTCACGCGCGTCGTCTTGTCGCTGCCCACGCCTTGCAGGCTGCTCGCACGCCACTCGATCTCGACCCAGCCGTCGCCCACCGGCTCGGCGTTGACCGCTGGCAGCGTCGCATAGCTGCCTGCCGACCCCGCCTCAGCTTTGGCGGTGACGCTGGCGGTGCCGGGGGCGAACACCTCGGCGATGACGCGCGCGGTAAAGCTGGCCTTGGCCGGGATGGCACGGCTGACGTAGTCCGCGCTCTCGGCGAGCGTGCCCACCACCAGCTGCACGCCAGGCGCCAGGATCGGTGTGGCGTCCGGCAGGCCCGTCAGGTCCACCGCCACCTGCACCTTGCCGCTATACGGTGCGGCCAGAGACACCGTGCCGCCCAGCACAGACGACAGCACGCGCCCGTCGTCCAGTGTCAGGCGCACGCGCGCGCCGCAGCCGCTCTTGGGTAATTCCACCATGCCGAGCACCAACAGGTCGGTCGCCTCGGTCACCGCCACATCCTGCGCCGCAGTGACCGATCGCGTCGTGGCGCTGGTCGAGACCGACAGCAGGCGGAAGGCCAGGTCTTTGTCCTGATGCGCCGTCCAGGTCGAAGCGTTGCTGGAGGACAGCAGCACGCCGACCTGGTACGGCTGGCTGGTGACCCAGCGGCCGACTGCCGCGTCCCATTTGCCCAGCTCGGCGATGGCGACCGACGTGTCCGCATCGTCGGTGAGCACCACCAGCGCATACTCGACGCCGCCCTGCAGCCACACCGGCAGGTCGAAGGCGATGCGCGTTGCGCCCGTGGTCTGGATGGCGGATGCATCGATGCGCCCCTCGGCCAGCACGGCGCGGGTCGGGAATCCGGCGACCGTCTCACGGATTTGCACCGTCACTGGGCGAGACCCGCGCACGGTAAACCACAGATCGACCGCCGCCACCTGGCGGGAATCCGGCAGCGTGAAGGTCTGCGCAAGCGGATCCCACCACCAGCGCGTGATCGTGGTCGTGGTGCGCTCGCGGGTCGTCTGCGACACCTGCATACCGCGCCCTTCGAAGGTGGCCTCGCCATGACTGCCGCCCGCGCCGTGGATCTCGAAGCGCTTGACGCCCGCCGCGATGCCGGTGGGGATGGTAAAGCTCGTCTCCACCACCCCCTGGGCGTTGGCCTTCAGGCCCGTGGGCACCGACAGTGCGACACCGTCAAAGCGCATCGCCGACACCGCCTCGTTCGGCCCAAAGCCCACGGCGCGCACAGCCACTGCAATCGGTCGCAGGGTCGGGATGGCGGTCTCGATGCGCGAAACGACCTCGGTTCTGCGCGACACACTCCTGATCGACACATTGCCCCCGCCGCGCACGATGATCTCGGCGATCGCCGCCGCACGCGATTCCTGAAACTCCGTCCAGAAGTCGCGCGCCGGGTTGAGCGTGACCGTGGCCGGCGCGGGCAGCACAGCCTGGTAGGGGTTGACCTTCATCTCGCCTGTGCGCGCGGTCTGCTCCAGCGCCGTGGTGAGGCCAAATGGCAGCATCTGCGGTTGCGTCAGATACGGCCCGAGCACGGTGGCCGCTATCGGCGCGCGCAGCGCACCGTCCACGATCACCACCGATTGCGCTATGCCGGCGTCGCGCAGGTCGTCGTCGCGGAAGGGGTCGGTAAAGACACCGGCCTTGGCCGCCGGTTCGCGCAGCGTGATGTCCTGCGTCAAGCGGTCGCGCGCGATCATGCCGTACAGCCGCGCGATGTCGTCGCGCATCGCCTGCAGCTCGTATGTCGGCACCGCGCGCACCGCGCTGTCGATGACGCGCGCGGGTTGGGCCGCGCGCCAGGTCAAGTGCAGGTCGCACAAGCGCAACAGGTCGGCGGGCACGGCGGGCGGGTTGGGGTTGCGCTCGACCGCCACCCCCTTGATGCGCTGCACCAGGCCGTCGCGGTCGATGACGAGCGCATCGATGCGCGGCAGCATCCAGTCGTAGTCCACCTGCACCAAGGTGCCAGCGACGAACCCCTCGACGGTAAAACCATCCTCGTCGATGTCGGTGGCTGCGACTTGGGCGATGTAGTCGTAGGTGACCTCATACGCCGACCCCGGCGCAGGCTCCGCGCCAACAGGAGACCAGTTGATGACGTTGCCGGCCACGGTGTAGTCCTGCCCGGCTTGGTAGGTCGTGCCGCCCTGCTGAACGGTGATCACCTGCACCACCGTCGCATCGGGCAGGGTGTCAGCCGCCCCCGAAAACACCCCGTGCGTGACGTTCACGGTCTTGCGCCGCGTGCCCTGCACGCGCACGACCTGCGACAGCGGCGCGTAGTTGACGTTGATGCGCATGCGGCCGTTGGCGTCCGGCGCAAACACCGTCGGCTCGGCGAGCACCCGCTGGATGTCGGGGTCAAAGTCCAGCGCCAGGCGGTCGTCGTATGGCTTTTCGACCTTGAAGCCCGCGACGTTGCACGTACCGGCGGCCAGCGCAAAGGTCAGCTTGCCGTCTTCGCTGCGCCGCCCCAGGTAACTCACGCCCAAGCCGGAGACCAGGTAGTGGCCGTTGGCGTCGTAGTCGTATCGGGCCAACATCTGCTTGACGCCGTCGAAGGCCGGCGGACGCTCGCGGTTTTGCAGCACGCCATCAATGACCGTGGCCACCGGGTAAAACGGCAGACCAGAATTGGCGTCCGCACCGCCATCGCCTGCCCAGCCCCACAGGGCCTCGATCTTCAAGCGGCCAGCGCCAGGCTCCTGGTAGTTGCGCACGCCCACCGCGGGTTCGCGCAGGCTCGGGTCTTCCAGCTCGGTGATGACGGTCTCTTTCAGGCGCACGCCCAGCGTCACCTCGCCGGTCGTGGGGATGGCGAACTCGGCCGCCGGCACCTCATGCACCGCGCCCTTGATGTAGATGCGCGCTGCGGCCAGAAGCGCGCGCCCGGCGTCGGCGTCGATGACGATCTCGCCGCCGGCGACGATGTTGCCGTCCTTGAGCAGGGCGTCGGCCACGCCTTTCAGGCGATGGCTGATCGTCGTCTGCAGCTCGTTGAGTTCGCGCGATTGCAAGCCGTCGCCAGCGCGAAACAGCAGCTCCGCGTAGCGCTTGGACGGGTCGAAAAAGTTGTAGTAGCGCTCAAGCATGGGGTGGCCTCATCAGAATGTGACGACGAACTCGAAGGTCTCGCGCGTGGACGGCTGGCGCACGATCGGCACCGAGTTCTGCAGCAGCAGCAGGATGCCGGGCTCAACAACTTGGCTCGGCACGAAATACTTTTGTCCGGGCGGCAGGTTGGGATCGGTCTGCGTGCCGACAAAGAGGCCCTGCTCGCGGATGGTGCTGGTGGCGGCGTCTTCGAAGTCGAAGCGCACGCGGATGAAAAGGTGATTGGTGGGGGTCGTGGACAGTCGATAGCGCCCGGTGGGCACGACGATCTCGCCTTGCGCGTCGGCAGCGACGAAGTGCACCTCGTCCACCACCCGGCGGCCGACTTCGCGCAGCAGCGCGGTCTGGTCAATGGGCTCGGGCGGGCGGCCGGCCTTGAAGCGCACCGTCACCTCGCCCTGCTCGGGGATGCTGCCGCCGGACAAGCGCGTAATCACGCCGGCCTGGGCATCGACGCTGTAGTCCACGTCGCGCGTGTAGGTGATGGTCTCATCGAGCGAGGTCACGATCACCTCCTCCAGGTACGTAAATCCGAGCGCGATGAGGTCGTCGGCATCAAACGCGGTGCTCACGGCCCGCGTGGTATCCCACACCGGGTCACCCTCGCCGAGCGCCAGATGCAGCGTCTGCTGCTTGATGGCTGCAGCCAGGGCGGCGCGACCGCTGGTGGTCAGAATCGCCATAAATCAACTCCTTACGATGTGAAGTGGTGGGTCTGAATGAGCTCGCGCACATCGCGCCAGCTTCCCGCCGGCCACGACGCGATCGGTCACTGCGGCGCAGGATGTGGCGGTGACCGAGGCGACCGACCTGTTGGTG